ATCTAGGATATAACCAGCATCTCTTTTGCACTTAGCAACGTCGTAGATATGAGTTGGATATTGTTGTGCAATCCAGTCTTGCATATCATCCACAATCGTAGCACGATTAGTTTGGATTGCTGTTCTAGCATCTGAACGTTCAGTAGTGTCGTATGAACCAGCATGGTTAGGATATGAAGGTGCGATATAAGCAGTAACCGATCCATTAAGGACATCGATAACTCTTGCAAACAAAGCATCAATCTGAGCATCTGGAGTAGATACCAAGGCCTTCACTTGATCTCTGGCATACTCTATACCGGCGATCGTGTATGGACCCTGAGAATTAATATATGATAAACCAGCACTTGATCTGAGATATGCATCACCAGCAGTAATAGTGTTATGATCTGTACCTAAAATTAAATCTCTACGTACAGCATCAAGAATATTACCAATGTCTCTAGCACATTTCACAGTATCATATTCTGGCAAAAATTCATCAATCCATGCAATGGTTTCTGCAATGATAAAGTCTCGGTTTAACTGTAATTGTTCTCTGGCATATCTTCTATTGGTGTCAACGCCTGGATCTGTCCATACAAGAGGATCGGCCGTATCGTTGGCGATGATATCATTGATTTCATCTATAGATGCATTTACTCTTGTAAGAGAAGGACCATCTGATACTATTGCAGCTATCTCTGTTTTGAGATTATTGAAAGCAGCAATTGTTTGTGGCTGTTCATCAGTAATTGTAGAAGCAGCAATCGGTGATCGATATGCTCGACCAGCAAGGACAGAATTGTAATTAGTGCCAAGGAGCAAGTCTAATTCTACAGCGTCTACAATGTAGCCAACGTCTCTCTCGCATGTCTTATCATCATATGTGTAATACTTTTCATTCAAGAATGATGATACTTCTTTCTGCAAAAATTCTCTGTTACTTTGAATTTGTTCTCTTGCAATAATATGTCCGCCGGATAGAGCACCATCACCCCAAACAATAGTGTCAGCAGCAGGCTGACCATAGATCATGATATCAACGATTTCGTTGAACCCTTGCTCTACACGAGACTTGGCATTAGCACCAGAAACTTTTCTTGCTGTATTCTGTTTGATGTAATTGATTGCGCCGATGGTTTCTTCTAACTGTTCAGCAATCACCAGATCAGTTGATACTGTTCCTGCCCTATATGCCAGACCGTTGAATATTGAATTGAAGTTAGACCCAGTCAGAACATCTCTCTTTACGGCATCCATCAATGTTCCAGTATCACCAGAACAACTTGTATTGTTATATGTGAAATAACTATCATCCAAGTAACTAATTACTTCTTGCTGAACGAATGCTTTATTCAGTTGCAGATTCTGTCTTGCCATGGTCTGATTAGGATCAGCAACAGGAGATACGAGGGTTGGTAATACCGGATTCTCTAGTTGATCCATTGTGATTGCAATGGTTTCCACGAGGTCGTGTAGAGAATCAGCTGTAGCGACTGTTACTGCTGTTCCAGAAGTGTTCTGAGCCTCAGCATTGCCTGATTGTGGAGTAACCACGACATTTCTTACAACTTGTTGTGAAGCATCAGCGAGATGTTGGAATGCAAGTTTTGTTGGCTCTCTCTGTTCTAATGGTAAGATATTAACCTGATTGATAATACCAGTTCCATCATCTAATGAAACACCATAGGCACCTTCAAAATAATATTGAATTGCCTCAAGGGTTGATGCATTACCGCCGTATTCGATATCTTTAGAAACGGCATCTAAGATATAACCAACGTCTCTGAAACATTTAGCCTGGTTATATGGTAGTCCGTTGAAGGTTGGTATGAGATATTCATCAATGACATCGTCTTGGAGTCGAGTTCTCTGACCATTGATCCATACTACTGCACTGGAGTAACCAGACTCTACGACTGGTTCTACGAACTCTGGCACCAGAAGAGCTCTAGAGTCTTTAATAGCCGTAGCAGTGATGTTTATCAGATTACGAACCTTGCTTGCAGTAAGAAGGCCGATATCACTTTGAGACAGATCTTGGGTCTCAGCATTACCAGCAGTAGGAATTACAGCTTGATCTCTGACGATCTTGAACGCAACCTCAGCAATATGTTCAAATGTATCTGCAGTAGGAATGACCTCATCAGCTCCTAATGTAGCAACAGCATGTTCGAAATAGAATTTAGCATTATTTGCAGAGGCAACATTTGATCCGTGTTGAATATCCCATGAAGCTGCATCAATAATGAATCCAGTATCTCTCTCGCATTTAGCAACATCATATTCTAGATCTGGATAATTAGCAGCAACATAAGCAGTTGCTTCTGCGATCATGAATGTTCTGTTCAACTGCAAGATTGTTCTGGCGTCTAGCGTGGCAGCACTTGCTGAATTTGTACCGAAGTTATATGGATCAGCAGAACCGAGACCGTTTGCCAAGATATCAGTAATTTCATTGAATGCTGCATTTGATCGAGTAAGTTCTGCACCGGTCAACCCAACAGCAATCTCGTCACGAATATAATTGACAGCACCGATTGTTTCATTGAGCTGTTCAGTAATTACTACCTGAGCACCAAGAGTACCTGAACGATAAGCCAATCCAGTATATACCGAATGATAATTTGATCCGGTAGCGATATCCCTCTTGACTGCATCAAGAATGAATCCAGTATCACGAGAGCACTTATCACCATCGAATGTGAAATAATTTGCATTAAGATAAGATACAACATCTTGTTGCAAGAATGTTTTATTAGCCTGCAGATTGATTCTAGCGTGATAACCTTGAGACTGTTGAGAAGTATGAATCACAGCATTAGGTGCAGCAGATATAAATGTATGGACACTTGGAGCACTTGTTCCGACATTCACAGTGAACGTATCTTGGGTTACGGCAGTAACTTGCATTGGAGTGTTGAAGTTTCCATCAGTAGATCTTGGATATGAATGCTGTGTAGCATCACCATCAACATCACAAGTAAATGTGAATGAATATGGAGCAAATATAACCCAATCATCTGTAGTCAAGCCGTGACTAGCAACAGTGACAACACTAATACCACTGGCTGGATCATATGTCGCATCTGTTGGTGTGAAATATGCCAGGTTAGAAGCTGGATCACTCCAAACGATTGTATCGACATTGTCTAAACCGTTATTGATAATATCAATGATTTCATCTGCAGCTGCATCTGTTCTATAGATTGCTGCTTGATCTGTTGATATGGCTGCAGCCACCTGATTCTTGACATAGCCCCATGCACCGACAGTCGGATCTATTTGTTCATTAATAACCTTATTAGCCGTTGCTGTATAATATGCAATACCAGCCTGAACAGAATTAAAATTCGTTCCTAAAGCAAGATCTCGCTCGATTGCCGGCAAGATATAAAGATTAGTATCTCGGGCACATTTGATGTCATCGTAGACATAGAAATTATTATTGATCCAACCAACAAGGTGGTCTTGGATATAAGATTTGTTTGCCTGCAATTGTTTTCTTGCATTTCTATGATCGACAGGAATACCAGCATCATCACTGAATGTGATGGCAGAAGGTACTACCTGAACAGCATTTGCAGAAGACCGAATATAAATGTGATCTGAAGTTTCACTAGAAGTTCCCACGTTTATAGTGATCGTGTCTTGTGTGACAGAGGTAATTGCTATTGGATTATTATAAATCGGATCTGTAACACGAGGATGTGATATTTCAGCAATATAGTTATCTGATCCACATCGGAACACGAAGCTATCTTGTTCTAATAAGACAGAAGTACCGACCGTGAGGCCATGATTTTCTATTGTGATTACAAATTCACCAGTAGCTCCATCATAGGTAGCAAATGTAGCAGTGAATTGTTGGCCCGTTCTTTCTAATATGCCTAAAATATCATCAAATGCAGAATCTACTCTTTCTGCACCCAAATATCCTAAACTGTCGACCAATTGATTTGTCTGATCTTTCAGTTGCTTATAAGCACCAATTGTTTCATCACGTTGTCTTTCGACTACCTTTCTTGCGGTAGCCATGTAATATGCGTTACCAGCAGTGATTGAATTATAGTTAGTATCTAACTGAGCATCATATTTTACAGCTGGAAGAATATACTCTTCGGTATCTCTGCGACACTTAATACTGTCATATGCAAAGAACTCTTCATTATTATCAATCCAGTCAACGAATACGTCTGCGATCAGTGCCTTGTTGTCTTGGAGAAGTTCACGAGCTTGTCGATGTTCATCAACGCCAGTATCGGCAAACGTGACCGGATTGGCATAGGATTCATCGTTCTCTAATATGTTCAGAGTTTCGTCAAAAGATGTATTGGCCCTTTCATTAATGCTTACATCTTGTTGAGAGAATAAACCTTCTATTCTGTCTTGGAGGTATCGGATTGCTCCGGCAGTTTCTTCTTGCTGATCTCCAATGACCGTATAAGATATAGGGCTTCGGTATGTGATACCAGCCAATCTTCCCCAGTAATTAGAATCCATGGCGATGTCCAAACCCACGCCATCGAGTATGATGCCACTGTCTCTTTCACATTTGACCGAATCATACAATTCATAACCCAGGCCTCCGTCTGAAACAGGTGTCGTGAGATGATCAACCATATCATCGATAATAGCTACTTCATTTTCTAACAATACAGCAGAAAATGCAGTATTCTGGAACATTACTTGGGCTGTATCAGT